GTTCTTGGCCAAGAATTGCAACCAAAAGGCATCAAGGTAACAAGCATTCATCCCGGTGGTATTGATACTCCACTTTGGAGTAAAGAAACACCATATCCTTGTGGTGATGTTAAGCAAGCTATTGCTCCAATTGAAATTGCTAAATTGATAGACTTCATATACAATAGTGGAAATAACATTGAATATAAAACTGTTAAATTATTTCCTGATACGGAATGGCACAAATGATTATACCAAATAAAGATTTATTCATCATAACATCAGCTTTGAATACTGGACTTGGTGTAATTAATAATGAATTGAGGTTTGAACAAACAATACAAGGTGTTAAAAGTCTTAGAGAGAAAGCACCAGAGGCTATCATTTTCTTAGCAGATGGATCACCACAACCGGTTGATGATAAACTATTTGAAGCATTAGGCAAATACACAAGCTTTAACCTTGCCTTCAGAAATGACTCTGACCTATGTACACTATCAAATGCTGGTTTGAAATCTCAAGCTGAGATAATCTTATTGCATAAGACGATATCGCTCTTGAAACATAATAAAGATTTGAGTAAAATGATGGCTAGTGTGAAGAGAGTGTATAAGTTCTCAGGAAGAACAGATGTGATTGATGGGTTTGATATTGCACGTTATGATGACCCAGCACTATATGGTAAGTACACATTCAAGACAAGAATTCCCTCATGGATGCCAACAATGGCACAGGCACATTCAAGTGCTGACCATTTGTTGATTACTCGGTTATATTCGTGGTGTATTTCATTGACCGATGATTACTTAGTCACATTAATGCGAATATATAATGCTACTAATGTACATGGCATAGATACAGAGCACGCACATTATCGTGAGATTAATAAAAACTATTTGATAGAATTTGATAACTTATATTGCCAAGGAACAATGGCATCAACTGGATTAGTGGAAGTATATTGATGATTGATGAAAAAATTAAAGAATTAGCAAGACTGGCCAAACCAAAATACTTGCAAAACTATGACAACTTTAAACCCGGAGAAGATTATGTCATGTACTCTGGCCAATTATGGGACGAAAGGGAGATGGAGTTATCTCTCAAGGCATTTCTGACTGGCAAGTGGGTTTCTGCTGGCGAGAATGTTGAGAAATTTCAAATTAGATTCTCAAAAAAATTCAATGTAAAACAATCACACATGGTCAACTCAGGTAGTTCGGCTAATCTAGTGATGATTGGTGCATTGAAGAAGCATTTCAAATGGGAAGATAATGATGAGGTGATTGTATCGCCAGTTGGTTTCCCAACAACGATTGCACCATTGATGCAGAACAATCTTAAACCTGTATTTGTTGATATTGAGTTTGATACACTAAACTTTGATGTTAAGTTAATCGAAGAAAAGATTACTCCTAGAACAAAGGCTATCGTTGTATCACCTGTTCTGGCTAATCCACCTGACATGGATTTTATTAGAGAATTATGTGAACGACATAATTTAATTCTAGTAGGTGATAATTGTGACTCATTGGGTACAAAATGGAATGGTAAACTCATCACCGATATGTACTTTTGTTGGACCACATCATTCTATCCTGCACATCATATTTCAACTGGCGAGGGTGGTATGGTTTCATCCAATACACCAGAATTTATTGATATCGTGAGATCACTAAGCTGGTGGGGTAGAGATTGTTATTGTGTTGGTTCAAATAACCAATTACCATGCGGTACTTGTGGTAACAGGTTCGACCGTTGGTTAGATACATATGATGGTATCATTGACCACAAGTATATTTTCTCTCATGCAGGTTACAATCTAAAGCCACTCGATATGCAAGGTGCAATTGGTGTTGCTCAGTTAGAGAAAGTAGATTTTATTGATATCAAACGCCGTGAGCATAAAGCAAGATTGTCTTTGTTATTAGAAAAATATTTGAATGTTCGAATTGCAAATACTTTACCTCACTCTGATCCGTCATGGTTTGGTGTGCCAATCATTTGTGAGACACAACAAGAAAAAGAGAAATTAGTTGCATACTTAGAAGCTAATAAGATCCAAACACGCAATTACTTCGCTGGTAACATCCTGTTACATCCAGGTTTTAAACACTTAGATGACTACAGTAAATATCCACTAGCAAACAAAGCATTGTCTCATGTGTTTATCTTAGGATGCCCACCATTTTGGAATGATAAAGTTTTTGAATACATTGAAGAGGTACTGAAGAAATGTCCGTGATACAAGTGTTTGGTGGTAAAGGGTTTGTTGGGTCTGAGTATGTCAAAACAAAACATGACATGATTGTAAATGAACGCAACGATTACAGGGTGTCTTTAGATGCAACTGAAATTGTGTATTTCATTTCAACTGTAACCAATTATAATGTTAAGACAGACCCTTACATTGATATTGATACTAACCTATCAACTATGATTATGGTTCTTGAGCAATGTAAAGATAAGGGCATTACCTTCAACTTCATCAGCTCATGGTTTGTCTATGGCGATACTGAGATGCCTGCAAAAGAAACATCATATTGTAACCCAACAGGTTTCTATTCTATCACCAAACGGTGTGCTGAACAATTGTTAATTTCATATTGTGACACATTCGATATTAATTATCGAATTCTTAGATTAGCGAATGTGGCAGGTCGAGGAGACAAAAAGGCATCAATACAAAAGAATGCCCTACAATATATGATTAATGAATTGAAAGTCGGTCACAATGTCAATGTTTATAATGGTGGTAACCTTTATCGTGATTATATCCATGTTGAAGATGTTGCAGCTGCCATCAATTTGGTGATAGAAAAAGGTGAGAGTAACACAATCTATAACATCGGCAACGGCAAGAGAATCTTTTTCAAGGATCTTATTGGGTAT